AGCAAATACCTGTGACCCGAGAGATAAGTAGAGCCGCTGTGTGTTTGCTGGACCCTTTGGAACCTGCTGATGCCAATGAACAATACTGGCTTTTATATCCAAGAGGCTGAGCCCTAGTTTCACCCCTGCGTCGTAACCTTTACCAGTTTGCAGAGCCCAACGGTTCGCCAGAATGCGCCGAACGATGTGCTCTGGCAAACCTGGTTCGATAAACTCCTCCATAGAGTATTCTGCCACGAGTGCTGGCAGAACCTCCGCAGGACAGGTTTCGGGGTCTCGCATGTGCGGCCCTGGCAGAGGGCGCTCGCCCAACATCCGATTGATGGCCGCGAGAAACGCCTTGCCGCGAATGTCCTTTGCCTGCGGTGTTGTGGCACGTTCTAGCTGACGATCTGACCAGACCCGCGCCATCACACCACCTCGGTTGTAACAAGTGAGATGGTGCCACTGCGCCATTTAGTGGGCGGAACAAGCCTGAGGCCAAGATCCGGAACATCGGCCTCAATCACACCGGTCTGCTCTTTGGCAACTCGGATCAACTCGGAAGGCGCGACATAGCCACCGAGGTTTTGCGACCAGGCATCCAGAACAGCCTGGACGGCGGCACGCGCCGGTTCTTGAGCATCCGGATAGGACAAAGTCAGGCCAAGCGTGAAGGCGAACTCATGCGCTTCTGGAGGAAAGACCTGGATGAAGTCTCCCTGGTGAATATTGGATTCATTGAAGATCGAGAGAAGCGAGGCAAGCTCTTCAGCGTTCGGCGCGCCGGTATCCATCAGCGGATAAATGCTAACATAGCCGGGCTGAGGTCGCGCGATTTCAACAGCGATGCAGCGGGCATTCCATCCCAGCACATTCGAGAAATAGCGTTCCTTTGACAGCCCGTCTCCGATGCGCTCAAAGGCCAGGGCCACGCGAGCGCGGTAGCGGCTCAGCGCCTCGATGTCGGCACCATTCCCAGTTTCGGTGAGATTGGTAACGGTGGCGATCCCCGGCACCGGGTCAACGATCGAGGTGAGAGACGCTGCTGGAAAGCCATTCGCGAAGCTGCCGGGCTGACTGGCCTCGGCGGAAACATCGATCTCCGAACCGCCCACTTCAATATAGGCCACTGACCGCGTTAGAAACTGCGCCTGACCTGCCGGGTCACTAACGCGGGTGCCCACCGGAATGCGGATCCGGGTAAGCGCCTGAACTTCGGTCGCAAAACGCAGCGTGGTGGTGGCCGGGCTGGGCTGAAGCCGCTCTGTGTTACGCCCAATGCCGCGGGCCTCCAGGAACTTCTCCTGCGCCCAGGCGACAAAGCAATTCTCAAAACCGAGTTGATCTTCACTAGCGCGGATCGCGAACATATAGGCCGCAGTTTCCAGCAGGTACATTTCGGACTGGCTGGGCGAAAGGGTGCGGCCCGTCTCATCCTCAAAAAAGCCTTTGAGCTTTTCCAGAATGCGATCGGACTCGGCGGTCACGAAATCTGGCGCGCCTTCGGTGTTGAGGCGATTGATGGGGTGGAGATCAAAAGACATAGGCCACCTCTGTGGTGATGAACTCCTCCATCACCATCTCAGCCGGTGACCAGGTCACGTTGATCGAGACGGAAGTGAACTCCGTAGCAACGGCGATATCGCGCACGACAATCCGGGGGACATCTCGCCTCAAGGTGTCGCGGACTTCGGCGGCGACGAACAGGTGGCGCACGTTGAGGGGGCGGTCTCGGAATTGATCCAGGTCGCAGCCCTTTTCAGGGTTGAGCGGCACCGAGCGCTTCGGCGTCAGGATGCACTGGCGGATTTCTTGGGCAAGGTCATCCAGCTCGGCAGAAATCTCACCCAGAACCGCGGACCCATCGGGTGCGCGCTTCATCTGCCAATGCACAAAAGAGATGTCGTTTCGATCCAGCATGATGGCAATCTGCCGATGCGGGGCCGACCAAACTATCTGAACTAGTTTAGGGGAAAGCTGGGCAACGCCGAAACTAAGCGCACCGTCGCCAATTGCCAGGCGCAGGTCAAGGGGCTTAGTTGCCCACTTGGGTGATCCCGTTGATCTTTGTCTCCTTCAGGTCGGTCGCGCCTTGGACGGTCACGTCGCCTGAGACCTTGAGGTTGCCGGTGATCTCGACATTGCCTTCGACAATGATCTTTCCACCTGTCATCGTGACCGTATTGCCCCCAACATCGGTCGCAGTGACCTTGCCGGGCTCCCAGACAATGACGGAGCCATCAGGCATCACATAATGCGCCACATCATCGCTATCAGCCGGAGCCGGGTTTTGATCGTTGTAGATCGCATAGAGCGCCTCGCCGCTTTCACCTTTGCGATCGAGGTAACAGCGCACCATCTCGCCCTTCTTGAAGCGGCGATAGGCCTGCTTTCCGATTGTGGACGACTGGGCGACATCAAGCCAGGGCGAGATTACGCCGTCGCTGTCGTCAAACTGCACTTTGACTTGGCTGCCGCGCCCATCGACCACAATCCCGCGTCTCATCGTGCCCATGTCAGATCACCTTGATATTGATTGTGGTAGTGTAGCCGGAGGCGTTGAAGCGATGGCGTGCAGCGGTCACGAGCCAGCGGCCAGCATACTTGCCATACGTATCTCCGAGCTGGACAACCTGACCGGCCACCAAGAGCGGATCCCCGACAACTGTGATCTTGCCCGTGCCGAGCCCATCATTCTCGCGAGCAAGGCGCGCTTTCGCCTGTCGCTCAGCATGGGCCTGCGTCTCGGCACGGTCATCAAGCTTCAGCTTCTTGGATTTTGGATGCAGATACTTGGCTTCTGCCTTGGCATAGAGCTTGTGGGTCGATTTGCGCAGGGAATAGCGCGTGGCCCGATCACCTGAGATCAGCTCGAAGTGCCGAACGGCTGGCATGTCCTCGATCGACTCGCGAGAGGTGAACACCAGTTGGCTGCCCTTCACCGAGAAATAGCAGCCCCAATCTTCCGCCAACCTGGTCCAGAAGCTCAGGTCACTCTGCTTTTCCTGGCTGAGCCGCTCAAAGCGCAGAACCGGGATATCGCCCACGACCTCCAACCCGTGCCGATCGGCACCTTTCTGAATGACCGCGCTGAGCTCCATCTGCTCGAAGGCCTCGGAGCGTTCGGTGCGCAGCTCTTTCGATGTGAACGCGGCCTGGGCATGGAAAATCGCAGTGTCGCCCCCGCCATCGCCCTGCGCCTCGGTTTCGCCTACAGTGTAGAGACCGCAGGGCATCTTGGCACCCAGAAGCCCGGCATAGCCCATGAGGCCAGAAACTTCGGTGCCCTCATCGATGCCCCAGCCGCCGCGCCACAGGCCCGAGCCATCGGCCAGCTTGAAGGTGATCTCATCCACTTCGCCATGATGCACATCGCGATAGGTGAACTCTTTCAGCGCGCCGCCCAAGAGCCAGCCTGTGGGGGCACCAGCAATGGAAAGATCAACAAAGGGTTTTTGGGGGCCGAAGATCATTGGCGTTTCCAGGGTGGCAGCTGGCCCGCATCAATCTCATCTTGCGCCAGAACAGGAACCCGGAGCTTGAGGCCCGCATCGAACACCAAGGGCGCGGGCGTGTCCGGGTCTCCAAGCAGGTCGGGATTTGCCTTCAGGAGCGGTTTGATCAGTTTGGCATCACCGTAATAATCAAACGCAATCAGATCCCAACGATCACCAATTTTGGTGACGTGTTCAAAATACTCTTTTGCCATTGTTGCCCCCTATCCCCTGCGCAAAATCGGATTGGCAATGGCCCGTGCGATGCCCGCCGCGGCTCCCAGAAGCCCACCAATGCCAAAGGCGCTCTCGACCAGCTCGACCTCCACGTCGACGCGCACCAGCCGCCCTGAAGGCGAAGTCTGTTCGCGCTTGATCCGCAAACGTTCGATCAAAAAGGTGCCGACCTCGAAACCCGTCAGATCAAAGAAAAGGCGCATGGGAACTCGGCCCTGAAACGCCAGATCGATCTTCCTAAGCTCGGCTTCCGGATTGCAGAAGGTCTCATCGAAGAAGAAGTTGAGCTGCTTGGTTCCGGCGTCATTGCCCAAATCCTGCAAAGCCGGTTTGCCGCGCACCAGGTCGTGGCGTGCAAAGCGGGCTGTCTTGTCCTCACTGTCGGCTTTGGGCCCGGTCAAGTGATCGGTGCCGATAACGGATGTGCCGAAAAGACCCAGCATCACTTATGCTCCCTGCGACGGACGGCGCGGCCATCCTCTTCGAGATGATCGAGCAGCGCTTTAAGCATCTCATCTTTCATGGCGTGCAGATCCGGCAGCACCTGCCGATCGACCGTGCCGTTGAAGGTCATGTTGATATAGATCGGCACTGTCCCGCCGCCCGATCCCGAATTGCGTTCGGTCAGATATTTCGCCCCGATCGCAGCGCTGCCATCTGCCGATCCGTCTGCGCCCGCGTCAAAGGCCGCAGCTGGCATGGCCGCGCTTGCCGCGATCCCAGTCGCCAGGACCGCACCCTTCAGCCAGCCAGGCGCGCGATTGGCATTGGCCGAGTTGCGCGCCACGGTCTCCGACATGGTCACCATGTTTCGGAGCGCCTGGTTATGGGCGATGAAGCCGCCACGGGTGCGGTATTCGAGCTCCGGGCCGTTCTCGCCGGTCAGAAGCCAACCAGGTGCAAAGGAACCGCCACGCGCACGCTCTTGAACAGGGGCACCGCCCTGGACGCCGATATTCATCGTGGCCGAGCGCGGCAAAGCGCCCTGAATGGCCTGGGTGATCTCCCGCGCCGCCGCCTGCACCTCGGCCAGCTTGGAGCGAATGCCATCTGCAAGGGTCTGCATCAGCCGCGCGCCTTCGCCTGTATAGTCGAGCCCGGTGAAGGCCATGCTGATCGCGCTCAGCGTTGTGGTCGTGGCATTCAAAGCCTCAGTCGCTGCGGCATTGATGGCCGGGAACTGCGTCTCCAGTTGCTCAGCGGCGCGGGCAGCTTCCAGCAGGGTCTCGGGGTCACTGATCTGTGGCGGCTGCATGCCCTCCGCCTCGCGCAGCATGTTGAGCATCTTTTCAGCGCGGCTGGCCCACTCTCCGCCATTGGCCTCTGCTTCCAACATCGACATAGCCTGGGAGGTTGTGATGACGCGCGCCTGTAGATCCTCGATGATCTTCTTGCCGTCCTCCCACGGACCCCAAAGCGACCCTCGCCCCTGCGCCCGCCACCAGAGCCGATCGCCGATGTCGTCCGAGAAATACCCGCCCATATCAGGGGCGTCAGGGATGATCGCCGCCCAATCCCAATCAGGCAGCACGTCCTTCCAGCTGAAGTTCATCACGGATGTCCAGATGTCGCTCGGAATCGCCACGATGAGCTGACCCCAGCCGATCGGGTCGATATTGGCCCAGAGCGACGCCCCGATATTGGACAGGAAGCCCACGGCAGCATCCCAGGCTTTGCCCAGGCCTTTGACGAGGTCGGCCCATTTGACTGCCTCGATCCCCGACCAGAGCGACGCGCCGATGTTCGCCAGGAACCCAACCGCCGCCGTCCAGGCCTCAGACAGGCCGGTCACCAGGTCAGCCCATTTGATGCCTTCGACATCGGCCCATAGCGTCGCGCCGATTCCGGCGAGAAAGTCGGTGACAGCCTTCCACTTATCCGACAGGCCCTTGATGCGCGCGTCCCAATCAATCTCCTTGATCGAGGTCCAGATCGATGAGGCCACACCGGCCAGCCAGTCCTTGGCTCCGTTCCAGGCCGTTTTGAGACCTTCCTTGTCAAGCCGATCACACCAGCCGGTGAAACGGATGATATTGTCCCAGATAGCCGTGCCTGCCGTTCCAAGGAAGATCGTGACCTTCTCCCAGCAGCGCAACAACCCGCTGTCATTGATGCGTTTAACCCAGGGCAGTTCCTTGATGTCGGACCAGATCGAGGACGCTTTGCCTTCGATGAAGGTTGTCACCGACGACCAGGCGCTCGACAGATCTTCGGACTTCACCAATCCGACCCAGCTCAGCGGGCTGAATGTATCCCAGAGCGTTGCCGCAGTGGTCCCAAGCCAATCGGTGATTGCGACCCAGGCTTCAGACAGCCCTTCAAGCGTTAGAAGCCCCGGCCAATCTATCGCCTTCAGCCCATCCCAAATGGCCGAGAACCGCTCGCCCAGCCATGTCTTGACCGAGGTCCAGGCGGTGCGCAGCGTGGCCAGGCTGAAGACTTCGCGCCAGTTCACATTGCGCAGCCGGCCAAACCACTCGCCGATCCGCCCGACAAAGCGGCGCACGCCGTCCACAGCATCGCCGACATAGCGCCCCGCGGCACGGCCCCATTCCGCCCATTGTTCTGCGCTGGCATCAAGCGGCGCCAGCAGCTTTCCGACCCAATCCCAAAGGCGGCGCATCACATTGATGACGCCTTCGGCCAGAGGGCGTGCCGGGCCGAGAGCTTTCATGAAGGCTTCGCCGAAGCCCTTGAAGAAGGATTTGAGACCAGACCAATTGTTGTAGATCCAAAGGCCTGCCATCGCGAGGCCCACGACCAACGCGCCGATCCCGGTGGAGATGAGCGCGACGCGCAGCGCGATGAAGGCCCCCTTGACC